TTTATGGCCAGCACCTTGCTTGAGGCAGATTCCGTACAGCGTGGGCTTTGGACCGTTATTCAGGATGTAAAAGCGCGTAAAGTTATCCTAGATGTGGATGACGACGTAGTGCTTCAAAATCCATCTGGCGTTTTCAACGACCAGGGCACAACCGCAACTCAAACAGAAAGTTACCTGGACCCCGTAGTTTACGAGTTCATGAAACAGGAGCAGTGGGACAAACTTATCCAATCATGGGAAGTTGCACAGGTTAAATCCGGTTCACTGGCCGATTACGAAGGCGTTGTTGATTTGCGCGACTTCTTAGTAGAACGATACATTGAAAAATTGGCGATCGCTAACGAGCGTCTGTATTACTTAGGTAAGACAAACACCCTGGAAGCTACTTTCACCGCTGCTTATGCAGGTCTGTTACCTACCGTTGCAGCTAACGGCTCAACTTATAAAATCACTCTTGCCAGCGTTGGCGCATCTATGGCTGCTTCTGCAATTGCCGCAAATGGTGTTGTAACCGTTGCTTCTACTGCTAATTTATTAACAGGTGATGTAGTGACTATAAACGGAGTAACAGGTGCTATTGTAGACAACCTTTACGGCGCTATTTCAGGTCAATCTTACTTTATTCAGGTAATTGACGCTACTACCTTTAAATTGGTACGTAACTATAATGAAATAAACAAACGTCGTGCAGCTGCATTCACAGGCACCTCTACCGGTGCTACGGTGAGCTTTATCAACGCAAGCAACGTGTTGAATGTGTTGGCAGCTGTGTACGCTCAGTTGGATTATGCCGACCGTAGTCAGCCGGACTTCAACCTGCAAATCCCTAAACACGTAGGTTATGCTTACGCTATCGCACAGGCTAATAAAGCCACTAACGTGCTGAATGCATTTGTATTGCCTAAACAGATGGATTACTTAGGTATTCCTTTGCAGATCATGAACCACTGGCAGGCAAATACCATCATGGGCGCCCGTTCTTCTAACCTGTTTTTAGGTGTTGACTTGCTTTCTGATGACCAAACGCTGAAAATGGTTTACCTGGGTGATTACACCAATGACCAGGTTGTTAAGACCCGCGCACGTATGAAGTCATGCGTTAACGCGAAGTTCTTCAACGAAATCCTTTACCTGTCAGCTTAATCTTATTGTAAAACTATGGCCTGGTAATTCCGGCCTATAAAAAATTAAAGAAAATGGGTGTTTTCAATAAAATAACAAGCGGGTTTACTTTAGGGGTTAAGCCTCCTATCGTAAATGGTATGGAGGATTGGCTGTATGTGTATAACGAAGGTGATTTTACTTTGACTTTCGACTCCACCAACCCGATGATCGTAACCGGTATCACTCCTGTAGGAACAGGTGTACAGCTTTATAAGTTCACCGGCACAAATAACAGCTTTGGCGCTTCGTCAAAATCTGCCCGCAGCCAGGTAGGCCCGCGTTACGTGGAAGAAATCGACTGGAATATTGCCGGTAACGATACAGAAACAAAAGCTATGGCAATGGCCGCAGGCTACGGACGTGTCAGAGCCATTGTAGTAAACAACTACAAAGACGGCGATAGCGTGATTGAGCTTTACGGTGCTATTTGCGGACTGATTGCCGACTACGAGCGCAGCGCAAATGACGAAGCACTGGAAGGCGGTTACAAAATGAAATTAACACAGCCTGATAAATTGCGTGAGCCTTACCCGCCACGCGCTATACAGATCGCGCCTTCAGGTGGCGGCTCTGCAACATATGCGTCAACACTTGCCGCTATCGAAGCCCTGCTTACACCGTCCGCATAAGACATTGTTTGTTTTAGTTGATCAGTTTGGGAGCGGAAGGTAATAGTTCCGCTCTTTTTTTAAAAAGCAATCCATAATGGCAAATGAACTAAAGCTGAAACCCGGTAACCATCAGTTTTTACCCGGCGATTCCTTCCATAACAACGACAATACAACCCCCGAACAGTTAGCCTGGTACCTTTCTAAATATCCTTACATAGCGAAGTTTATTGAAGTTCCCGCGCCTGTAAAGGAAACAAAAGCGGCTAAAGCCGCACCTGTTAAGGAAGAGATTCCAATAGAACCCGTTACCGAAGAACCGGCACCTGCAGAGGCACCAAAACAAGAAACTGAAACCGATGCGAAGGCATCAGAATAACACATAAGGTCTAATCATTATTCATGAAAACCTATATCAGCCAGATCGAGCGAAGAACCATTATCCGCCAGTTACAAGCCTGGGGAATAATCGGGTATGACCTTGATAACGCATACCCTCAACGTATGCTTGAACTGGTGGCGCAATCCCCCACTGCGACTAACTGCTGGGAGAAACGCGCGAAATTTATTGCCGGAAACGGGTTTGAGGACGAAAATCTATCCAAGTTTGTCGTAAACGAACAAGGCTTAACAATGGCGAAGCTGTTAAAGCGTATCGCAACCGACAAAGCCCTGTTTACTTCTTTCGGCATCCATGTAAACTACAACGCCAATTACGCTATCTCGGACGTTCATTACGTCAAATTCGAGGATATCAGACAGGGCGATCCTGATAACGAGAATATGCGCGACAGGTTCGCGGTTTATTTTGATTGGGGACGAAAGACCTGGAAAAACATTACTACTTCTAAAATCGACTATATACACCGTTACAACCCTAACCCCGATGTTATACGGGAGCAGGTGATCGAAGCGGGCGGATGGGATAACTACAAAGGACAGCTTTACTACTTCAACCCCGAGATCGACGATTACCCTTTAATTATTGCTGATTCTGTTTGGGAAGATTTCGAGACAGAGGCAGGTATAAAGATTTTTGCTAACCGGGAGGTCGTAACTGGATTTATGCCTAATGCTATTCTCAAAATGAAGCAAAGGCGTGAAGAAGCAGATAATGAAGATTCGTTAGACGATGGTGTTGGTGGATTTAGGCGGCCGTCTCAAATGGAAATCAATTTAGGCCAGTTTCAGGGCGCTAAAAACGCTCAAAAGATATTAGTTATTGAGTACCAAAACGATGACGAGAAGCCAGAACTCGATACTTTCCCAATTCAAAACAACGATAAGCTGTTTGAATTAACCGAAAAATCGGTTGAAAACAGGATTATAAAGGGCTTTTTTGTTCCTAAAGAGTTAGTTAACAGCGAAAAATCAACAGGATTAAGCAACGGTGGCGAGAAAAAAGAAGCTATCCGCGAGTTTAACGACAATACCGCGCCGGACAGGTTAGAGCTTATTGAATCTCTTTCTGAAATATTCAGCCACTTCTATACTCCTGTTCCTGCTCAAAACTGGAACATTCTTGAAGTTCCTGCAGAAATAGCAGAAGATATATTAGGCGCACGGGCAGGAGTGAGTATTAACCAGCTTTTACTATCCGCGCTCCCAAAGGAAAACAAGGTTGCCGCTTTAGTTTCTGTTTACGGCATTGAAAAAGACGAAGCCGAGGCGATGTGTCCCGAAGACGGCACGTTTACGCCGCAACAAGTAAAGACCAACCAAAACACGGAGGGAGCAATATGAGCCAGGTATATCTAATGAACGACTCCGATCTGAGGCTCTATGAAGATATCTCTCAGAACGTTGACCTGAAAAGACTCTTGCCTTTTATTGGTAAAGCGCAGCAGCTGGATTTAAGGCAATTCATGGGTAAAGCGTTTTACGATGACTTTATTCAGAATTTTTCGAATGATAACGGGGTATCTGGAGACGTTTTACTAACCGTTAAAGCTACTACAGCAGCCAACGGGAACTATCTAAACCAGGCCGTTGCGACAACTTCGGGGTCTGGAACAGGTGCCACGTTCGATATAGTTGTTTACGGCGGTTATGTGACTTTAGTTAAAGTAAATCAGCCCGGAAGCGGTTATAACATAGGCGACACCCTGACTTTTACAGCTATTCCTGGTGCGGTTCTTTCAGTTAAAGAGTTGGCGCCGGTTGTGGTGATATCTGGAGGTATCTCTCAGGCATACCGCGACTTATTCGACGGCAAGCCATACGAGGACAAGCAAGGACATACCATTCAATACAACGGGATTAAACCTGCTTTGGTTTACTGGTCATTTGCCCGTTTTGTTGAGGCTGATGCTTTAAGATTTACCGCAACGGGCCCGGTTACTAAAACGCACGATAACGCGCAGCCGGTTTCCGATAAACGAATCATCGAATTTGCCAATCAGCAGCGCAGCACCGCGAACGCCTATGCGAATGACATAGAGGAATTCCTGTATAACAACATGACGGATTATCCTTTATGGCGCTACAACCAACGCAATAAAAACAGCCGCCAACCGGGTGCAAGGATCAGAGGTATTGACCGGACAAACTACAACAGGCCGGGCTATGGTAATAACAACTATCCTTTTGGATATGACGGTTTAGGAGGGATATTATAATGGCGGCAGATAAAAAGATAACGCAATTAGATACCGCGCCATCGTTGGCCCTGAATGACGTTATGCCAATGGTTGACGTCACAGGTGACATTACCTATAAGTTCACCTTTGAGCAGCTTATTGCCTTTTTAGGATTAAACGTTGCTTCGGGCGCGAATATTTCCTTTGGTACCGCGTTACCCGCCAACACTTCAGGAAAAGACGGCGACCTGTTTATAAAGACCGACTCTAACCAGTTTGCGCAAAGAATAAGCGGCGTTTGGACGGTGGTTTATACCATTACACCGGGGGTTATAGGTAACGTTATTAATTTCGGTACCGTTGCGCCGACGAACCCGGCAACAGGAAACGCAAACGACCTTTATATTGATAAGGTAGCGGGCAAATTTTACCAGTTGCAAATCCTTTCTGGCGTTAAAACATGGGTGTTACAGTTCTCAATCGCGCAAGGCCCGCAAGGTCCGCGCGGGAACTCGATACTAAACGGCACGTCCAATCCTTTATCAACCGACGGTCTGAACGGTGACTTTTGGCTGAATACCACTACAAGCGTACTATTCGGCCCTAAATCCGGCGGTGTTTGGCCGTCAACAGGATTAAGTTTAGTTCCTATTCAGCCTACACAGCTTTTAAACGGCACCGTACCGCCCGATAATACCACTACGGGTATAAACGGCGACTTCTACATTAATACTACCAACTATAACATATACGGCCCTAAAACAGGCGGCGTTTGGCCAGCGGGTGTATCATTAGGCGGAACTGGTGCAGGATTAAACCCCGGCACGTTTTCAGTGCCCGCTGGATCGGCAATCCCTTACGTTTTCAACTACGCCTCGGGTTCATCCGCCTATGGTAACCTGCCCGGCATCGACGTGCTAATGACCGACCCATCCGACGGAACAGGAAACACAAAATACCAGGTGTATGATGTGAAAGTGCAAAGAATTCTTGTTTCAGGCACCCTGACAACCCTTAAGGTTTGGGGTCACGATAGCGGGGACGGACTGCACACAATAGACGATCTGACTATAGTAATACGACCAACACAATGAAGAAATTAATAATCATATTACTCTTATTTATAGGCTTTAAGGCTTCGGCGCAAAATACAGTCACCCTGCCATCCGGTACGGTTTCTTATACTCCTGCGTTCCGTTACGGCGGTTCGCTGACTGACAGTTTGAAATCGTTTTGGTTTAATGTCCCCGGCGGCGGTTATAATCAATGGTATTCCGGCACTTATGTGAACAAGTATTTTCTAAGGAAAACGGACTTTGTTGACTCCTTAGCCAATAAAGCACTTTATTTTTCAACTAATTTTCAGGGCTACGGAAGTATGGCAAGCCCGCTGGATTTAGCGGATTCGGTAACAATTAATCAGCGACTAAGGATTGGAATATCGTCCACCCCTGCGTGGAATTCTCTATACAAGATTGTCAACATGGCGGGAAATGTGGGTATCCGTTCGCATTACGGAACACACGATATCATGCTGTTTAATAACCTGTATAACATCAGCGCGGGTAATACATGGCATTATTCTGGAGCCGGATTTGGGAGCTTCCTCTATTTGGACAATGGCGGTGGATTGGAGTTTTTTTCAGCACCAAGCGGTACATCAGCAGATTCAATTTCACTTACCGTTCCCATCTTCAGCGTGACGCGAAACGGGGCCACCCTAACCACATTGCCAGATACAACGGCTGGATATAAGGCGGTTGTGGTTGATGTTAATGGAAAATTACAAAGGGCGCCATACGGCGGCTCGGGCGGCGGTACAACAACCAATGCCCTCACCAATGATTGGGGCATTAATACGTTCAGCTTCAATGGCGGGACAGCGGGGATAAAAGTAGGCGCTGACACCTCATCCGGTAAATTAGCTACTCAATATTACGCTTCAGTAGTTGTCGGGCCGGATGAAGTTGTTTCGGGAATGAGTCCTGTAACTGTTTCCGGCACCACAGCAACAGTACCGGCAGGAACTTATAGACAAAATAATGCTCTTTACACTAAATCAACCAGTACCAACTTAACTATTGATGCGCAGGATGCTACTAAAAACAGATTTGATCTGATTGTAGGTGATAATACTTCGACGCTTTCCGTAGTGTCCGGTGCGCCTGCGACAACTCCGGCTGAACCAGATATCCCAAGCGGCAAAACCCTGATATCTTCCATTTATATTCCGGCTACCGGCGGGACGGTTACAACAACAGGAGGCGGAACGGCAAAGGGAACGGTGACCAAAGTCAGCGGGGTTAATGCAAACGGTTTTTCATGGAGCATTGCAAACTCAACGACAACCCCTACAATTACTCTGCTTTTACAGAATGCTACCGCGTCACAATCCGGTCAATTGACATCAACAGACTGGAATACGTTTAACAATAAGCAGGCGTCTCTTGGAACTGGATCTTCTGGTAATATTTTGATGTGGACAGGCGGCGCGCCTACGTGGACAAACGCGGGGCTATTAAATCTGGTATCAAATGAAGTGCCTTCAGGTTCAATAAACGGCACTAATACAACTTTTACCCTAGCTAATACACCGATTTTGGGCAGTGTATCATTGTATAGAAATGGCGTCCTGCAATATGCGGGAGCAGGTAACGATTACACTATATCTGGAAGCACTATTACGACAACTACCGCTCCTGGTTCTGGAAGTATACTGCTTGCAACTTATACTATCAGCGCCGGATCGCCTTTTACTTATTCTTATACATTTTCAACAGGCCTAACAAATACATCTGGGACAATAACAGTCAACACATCTCAAAATATATCTACGCTATCTAATTTAACAACTAATGGATTAATAAAAACATCCGGTGGAACCGGTGCCTTAAGTATTGCAACGTCAGGAGTGGATTTTCAGGCTCCTATTACGCTTACAACCACTGGAACATCAGGAGCGGCAACATTCGTTGGAAATACGCTTAATATTCCACAGTATGCAGGAACTACATACTCCGCCGGAATAGGTCTAACTCTGACTACCGGTACTTTTTCCGTTAATACAAGTCAAAATATTTCAACATTGTCGAATCTTACATCTAACGGCTTAATAAAGACATCAGGAGGTACAGGAGCAATAAGCATTGCTACATCGGGAACGGACTACCAAGCGCCGATCACACTCACCACAACGGGTACGAGCGGGGCTGCTACACTGGTAGGAAACACATTGAATATACCGCAATATTCTGGCGGTAGTAGCGGCGTTTCGTCCTTTTCAGCTGGCACAACCGGATTAACACCAAATTTGGCGACAACCGGAGCAATAACGCTTGCAGGAACATTAGGCGTATCTAACGGCGGTACAGGGGCTACTTCGGTAACAACATCACCAACCGCTTCATCATTCGCCGGGTGGGATGCTAATAAGAATTTATTCGCAAATAATCATATTTTTTCCGGTCAAAGTATTGCTACTGCGGGAGGAATAACCACATTAACCGTTTCTTCTCCATATGAAACAATTTTTACCGGCACGAGCAACCAAACGGTAACGATGCCGGTTGCTTCGACCCTTTCGCAATATCAATCTTTTTTAATTACCAATACCAGTACCGGAACTATAACTATCAATTCATCTGGTGGGAATTTAATAGCCACAGTTCCGGCTTCAACAGAGGCTAAATTCACTTGTATACTTACCTCTGGAACCTCTGCGGCGAGTTGGACGACCCCAAGTGCCGGAACGTATCTGCCGCTTGCGGGAGGATCTATGACCGGGCAAATAAGCTCCTCATTTTCAACATCTTTATCATCAGATAACGGGCTTGGCGGTAGTTCCCAAAAGCGGGCAGCTATTGGATATAACCCATTTGGATTAGGTGTTCCAGGAGCTTACTTTAATTCGGGGTCAACAAATGCATTTTATTCGTATAATAAATTATTCTTCAGTGACGGAACAAATCAAGTAAATCTTCAGGCATCGACACTTACCGCTACCAGGACAATATCACTTCCAGACGATAATGGAACTATAGCCCTTACTAAAAACAATATTTCATGGAGTGAGGTTACGACCGGAACAATGCAGATACAGCCAGGCTTCGCTTATGTCGCCACTGGAAACGCTGGAGCTCAGTATATATTTTCGCTTCCAACTACGTGCGCTGTTGGTCAAAGAATAGCCATTGCAGGCAGCGGTTCAGGGGGATGGACTTTGCAGCAGCAAACCGGGCAAACCATAATATTTGGCGCTACATCAACGACAGCAGGGACAAGCGGACACTTGGATTCTGCTAATAGGTACGACAGCGTGGAACTTGTCTGCACTGTAGCCAACACAACTTTTGTATGTATCTCACATGAAGGATCACCAACGGTGCACTAAAACAATATTTCGCAATGGCTCAAACTAAATTAGAAGCAGGTCAAATTTCAGGTGGTAGTGGTGGAGCAACAACCAAAGACTTTAATTCACAGATAGTTTTTGATGTTCCTAATCAATACATGAAAACCACTCAGACAGCCGACATTAATATAACACTGTCGGCTTCTGGTAACACGGAACACGCCTATGCCCAGGTAAACATTGTGCCAGACGGAGTGCATGCCCTTACTATTAGCAGTGATTTTCATGTGCAGGGCGTTTTAGACCCAAAGCAAAATAATTTGATTACGCTATATTATTCACAGGCCGGAATAAAGCCAAAGGCTATCATCGAGAATGTCCCTTTTTATAATACGCTTGGGACGCCTGGAAGTTTTACCGCAACAACGACAGGAACAATAAACATAGCTTTAGCCTGGACTGCCGTAACGAATGCCACCGAGTACGTATTGCAAAGGGCGACAGACGCAGGATTTACCCTTAACTTAGCTACTATCTACATAGGCCCAACGGCGAGTTATACCGATCAGTCATTACCAAACGCAACTACATATTACTATAGAGTACTATCTCGTGCATACGGGTATACCGATAGTAGCTATGCTACTGCAACAGCGACTACCGGAACGGCCAGTTCTTATTCTTATAGTTTTGGCTCAACAGGTACCGCCCAGGATATTGCTGTTGCCGGCGATTCAATTTTTGATTTCTCTAATGCTGGGTCTGATAAACCATTTTCTATAGCCTTTAGAGTTAAAATAACCTCTGGCAATGACTTTTTCATTGCCAGAAACACCGCTTCTCAAAGAATTTTCACAGTGGATATTAGCCATACAGCGGGAGTCCAGTTTGCATTATTGGACAGTACACAAAATTATCTATATAAAGCTACGGGATTAATTTTCAATTATGGAGTATGGCAGCATGTCGCAGTTACCTATGATGGCAGTAAGACGTTGGCAGGGATGACTATTTACCTTAACGGAGCAGCACAGACGATTGCAGGTAGCAATTCAGGTTATAGCTCTTTGCTTAGCGGCGGTACACTAAACATAGGTTATGATTCAAAACAGAGCATACAATCAACCAACGCGCTGCTGGATAACCTAATCATAGCTAACCGGGTTTTAACGCAATCAGAAATAACGACCATTTACAATAACAATACAACCATTGACCTAACGGCTGCATCTTTCAATTCGGCTTTCCTGGGTTACTGGCGTTTTGAAAATAACCTGAATGATTCAAGTCCTTCAGGTACGCATGCAGGAACAGCAACTACCCCTCAATATTCAGGAGACGTATAATGATAATGACAAAAGCATTTAGCGGCAAAGTGATTGATAAAGGTAACTTTTATCCGTCCACTACTATGACCGATCGTCTTATCCAGTTCAAAAATTATAAAAAAGGCTGGCTTATAGATTGGGGCATGGAAACATTTTGGGGTATGGCTTTCGGCGCGTCAGGCCCTGCCCCAAGCGGAAGCTATTTCAATATATCTGACCTGCCAATAGATACCTGGGTAGCCGCCGCAAAAACATGCAATATCAATTATGCGGGGATAACCGCTGTCACTGAAATAGGCTATGGGTTATGGCCGTCAGACGTGAACCTGCAAGAGTTAAACGCGTCCGGGTTATTAACACCAACTCACGCCCATTACAATGTAAGAGGCACAGCAGACCCGAATATAATCGGAAAATTCGTAACTAAATTCAGAAGTGCGGGCATAGAACCGTTTATTTATCACAACCTGTCAATCGACTGGAATATGCTCGGTTCGTTTTCTTCTGTAAGCAGTTATTCAACAACCGATTTACGCCGGGCCAAAATCATCTATTACTGGTGCCTGAATATCCAGGAGCTAATGATAAAGTATGGCGTTAAGATGTTTTGGTTTGACGCTTTTTCGAGGTTAACAAATGCTGAATATCAGCAAATATACAATGCGGTTAAGGCAATCGACACAAACGCGCTGGTGATTATGAACGCCACCGGGAATACCACATTTGATCAGTTCCCATATGATGCGCAAAGCACTGAAACGGCATTTACCGACCAGGGCAATACCGCTTATCAGTCAACAAGCAGGACGTACAACGGGACTACCTATTTCGTTCCACAGGAAATCGTTATTAGCGGTACAAGTACAACATCCCCACAGAACTGGTACAATTATGATCAGTATTGCGTAAGTCAGCCGCAAAACCCCAACCTGGTTTTGATAACACAATCGACCTATCAAAGTGTATATGATGCGGCAAAAAACTACGGAGCAAATTTATTGTGCGCGGTAATGCCTGATAGACATGGGAATCTTTATCAGCCTCAAATAGATTTAATTAAAAACTTAACATAACCCCCTAATTAATCATGAAAAAGCTTTTATTATTAATCCCAGCAGCGATAATTTTTATCGTCTGCACAGCGTGTAAAAAGGACATCCTGACTACCGGCCACCGGCCAGCGTTTAAGATGCGCGGATTGGCTTTGGACACCTCTTATTCAAGTACAATTAAAAAGATCGCCTCTAATTTAGACACATTGCTGATCACTACCACTACAGTAGTGACTACAAAAGTAACTTATGATACGGTGGTGCATAAGTATATCGCGCCGGTAGTGGCAATGTTGGATAGTAACTATTTTGCAGCCCAACCACTGTATAAATATTCTTCACCCATAACGTATTACGGCAAGAGTAATTTTACTATTTCAGGGCTGTCATTCACCGGCGGCACCTATGGAATTTACTTAAATGGATGCTCAAATGTCGTTATCTCATTTAATCGAATAGTCGGAGCCTCGAAATATGAGATTTACTTATACAACTGCAAAAATGTAAAAGTACTTTACAATTATATATCGGGCGGAGTTTCTGGCGTTCACGCTGAAAACAGTTCATCGATCGTTGTTAACCACAATCAGATAGGCGATATTTTAGGGCCGTTCCCTGGTGGAAACTTCGTTCAGTTCGTAAACGTATCAGGCCCAAAAACATCAATCAGCTATAACAGATGTGAAGATATCGCCGGTGTTGGTAAACCTGAAGACGGTTTAAGCCTTTACAAGTCAAACGGTGCGCAAGGTGATAGTATAATGGTAATTGGTAACTGGATACGCGGCGGCCAGTACTATAACACAAGCGGAGGCGCCGCCGGCATTGTCTTGGGCGATCTGGGCGGTTCTTACCAAGTGGCGCGGTATAATATCCTTGTCAATTCCGGTTTCGTAGGTGCCCAGGTACAAGGCGGTTCTCACATTAAAATGGATCACAATATTATTTTCAGCACTTCAACACCATACTCTAATGACGGAATGAGCTTTGGGAATTATTCAGGGTTGCCGGTTTCAGATATAACAATGAGCTACAATAAGATAAAGTTCTTCAATAAAAGCGGTGTTGAATCGGATGATTGGTATGACCCTAAAGCCGGATTAATACCTGCCGGATGGTATACCAATATCTTAAAGGCCAATATAGATGCTACTGTTTTACCTGTCGTAATTCGTACCTGGAAATAAATGAAACGCTGGTTACTCATATTGCTGTTTATCCCGGTGCTTGTAAAAGCGCAGACGCTTAGCTTTTGCGTGAACTATTCTAACCATGCTCCTATAACTTTGAGCGGAGTAACCGGCATAACGATTAGCGGCGATTCGATAAATAACCTCGGTGGCAGTTCTGTTTTAATACACCTGACCAACTGTTCTAATATCCGTATTACCCACAATAAGTTAATGAATACGTCTAACACCGCTATTCAACTGGATAACTGCTATAACGTTCAGATAGATTCTAATTATGCGTCAAACGTGCGCGACGGTGTTCATGCAAACTATTGCCCTATGGGTGGAATTAATGTTCACCATAACTACTTTTTAAATATGAACGGCCCGTTTCCTGCGGGAAATGCAGTACAGTTTAATAACGTTGGTGGGGGTGGTAATCGGGTAATGTTTAACAATATTGAAAACATTGCAGGGCAAGCGCAGCATCCGCAGGACCTTATTTCCGTCTATCAGTCCAATGGTTTGCCGGGCGACTCGATCATGGTTGAGTATAACATGATACGCGGCGGCCAGATCATTAACGACTCGGGCGGAGCTGCAGGTATTGTCCTCGGTGATGTGGGTGGATCCTATCAGGTAGCCCGCTATAATATTGTAGTTGACGGCGGATACGTTGGTATGCAGGTGCAGGGTGGGAGCCATATCAAAATGGATCACAACACCGTGTACGGAAGTGGAACGGCATACGCCAACGATGGAATAAGCTTTGGTAATTATTCGGGCGCGGCGTCAATAGACGTCACCATATCCTATAATAAGATTAAGTTTATTAATCGCTTCGGTTCAGAAGTTGATACTTATTGGGATTTAACAACAGCTTATGTTCCTGCAGGGGCCTCAACAAATATTGTACATGCTTTAATTGACGCTACCGTATTACCGACTTATCTTTATGTTAGTTGTTCGGCCAGCCCTGTAGCGCCTTTATTAAGTTATTCGGGCAACATCGTTTCGGGTGTGTATGGGTATGCCATCGCTACTTTAACCCCCACCATTTCAGGATCGCCAACGATAACCTATAGCGTAAGTCCGTCTTTGCCATTAGGAATCAGTTTGAGCGCCTCAACCGGAAAGATAACAGGGACGCCGGGGGTTTTAGTTTCTACAACAACCTACGTCATAACCGCTACAAACGGCGGCGGTAGCGACACCGCGCACGTTACTATTTCAGTAGGCAAGGCGGGTTTAACCATCCGGGCAAACAATCAGTATAAGTCGGTGGGCGCGGTTAATCCTACTCTAACGGCGTCTTACATCGGGCTAAGAAACGGCGACACCCCGGCAAGTTTAACAACCCTGCCAACGATCACCACAACGGCATTAACCGCGTCACCTGCGGGGACTTATCCTATTACAGCAAGCGGCGCGGCAGCAACGAATTATAACATTACTTATCAACCAGGAACATTAACCATAGCGTCCGGCCCCGTTATCGGAGGGAAAACGCTTGGTCATCCATTTATAGCAATCCATTAATTAACATAAAAACCCCTATTAAAATGAATCAAATTATCACATCAGCGTTAGGCTCAATCAACTGGAGAGACGCTTTACATGGCTTATATGTAGCGGTATTGGGTGCGGTTTTGTCGCCCGTGCTGCAATGGTTAGAAGCCCTGCAATCGGGTAAGGTATTAACCCTTGACTGGAAGCAATTAGGCGCCACTGCGTTAGCCGCCGGGCTTGCTTACCTGGTTAAGAAGTTCTTAACTCCTGCTCAGATTATTACCCCGGTTTCTCCGTCAACCACCGACGTAACAAAGTAACGCTATGCTTGTAAATTGCTAATTTTTTTGGTATTTTTAAGACAACCACATGATTTTATGATGCCAAAAAAAGTATGTACAGTTTGCAAAATTTCTAAAAACTTAGATGATTTTTATAATAACCGTCTAAGGGTTGATGGAAAGCACGGACAATGTAAAACATGTATGAACGCCGCATGCAAGCCAAAAACCAAAGAACAGGCGAGTAGAGATGCTAAAAAGTACGCAGAAAATAATAAGGAAAAAGTTAAAGAACGCTGGAAATCCTATTATCTAAAAAACAAAGAAGTGCTTGCTGAAAAACGAAAAATTGCCGATAAGAGACCCGATAGGCGGGAAAAAATAAAGGCTTATCGAAATACTGTAAAAGATAGAATAAACGAGGCAAGAAAAAAAAGACGCGACAATCCGAGTCCTAAATTTTTACTTGAAAAGTCTCTAAGAGACAGGTTTTATAAAGTAATAGTTAGGTGCAAGCGCGGGAAAAAACACACTTCTTGCCTTAATTTAATCGGCTGTGATTTTGATACGTTTAAAAATCATATAGAATCACAATTTGAAGAAGGTATGAATTGGTTAAATCATGGAAATGGAGACGGAAAATGGAATATAGACCATATCAAGCCGCTTTGCCTGTTCGACTTATTCGATTTATTACAGCAAAAAGAAGCTTTTCATTATAGCAATCTTAGGCCGCTATGGTTTAAGCAAAACATTGAGCGAGAAAGAAAGAAATGGAAACAATGCGCATAAGTAATAATGGGTTATCTTTAATAAAGGGCTTTGAAGGGCTTAGACTCCATGCATATAAAGACATTGCTGGAGTTTGGACCATAGGATATGGTTCGACCCGTTATCAAAATGGCAGCCACGTAAAACCGGGGGACAAACTGAATAGCGAAGAGCAGGCGACAGGGTTATTTCTAAACACTTTAGGCCAATATGAAGAAGCTGTAAACTCTTATGTCAAGGTGCCAATTAATCAAAACCAATTCGATGCCCTGGTTTCTTTTACTTACAATGAAGGCACTGGAGCATTACATGAATCGTCGTTGCTTATCTTATTAAACGAAAACGACTTTGAAGGCGCCGCCGAACACTTCTTATTATGGAATAAAATAACCGATCCCGAAACTGGTAAAAAAGTAGTTTCAGACACTTTATCTCACCGCCGAAAAATAGAAAGCCAACTTTTTTTAACACCTATTACTTAACACCTTTATTACAATGTCACCAACAGAAAACAGGCAGATAGCAGATTTAAAAGAAATTGTTGAGAAACAAGGGGAAGAAATGAAATCCCTGGTTGCCTCTATTATCCATATTCAAGAAGGAAATAACCGGATTGAAATATTATTAATCGGTGATAAATACACCAAAGGAAAAGGTCTTATCGATAAGGTGGAAGCCCTGGAGCAAAAGCAAAGTTCTATCGAAAGCGCCCTTTCTGTTTTCAAGTCCAAGTGGGCGGGTGGCGTTCTGGTACTGGTGGCGATATCTGCGGTGATGGCTTTTCTTTATTACGCCACATCGATTTTCCATAATCTATCAAATTAAACGTGATGAAAAAAAATTTATCTGCAATAATTTTACTAATTTTAGGAGTATTATTATTAATTCAGATTTCGGGCTGTTCACAAGCATACTATCAGCGCCGGGATATTAAGAAACTGGATGCCCTTGCCATACAGCAAAACAGCGAGTTTCTAAGGTTGAGCAATCAGCTAAACCCTTGCTTTCAGGGCAGGGCAAAGAGCGATACTACCGTAGTATTTGGCTTACGGGATACCATGATAGTAAAAGGCGACACGATTACTTCTGTTCGCCACGACACCATTATAAGGACTATACAATTACCGGGTAAGATTATTACGATCAATAAACTAACCACTATTCACGATACAATACCCGACGAAAGGCATATAGCAACGTTGCAAGCCCAAATAAAAGATTTAAACGCCAATCTGATCACTAATCAAACGCAATTGGCAGACAGCAAAGCAACGGCAAGAAAGCGGTTATGGTGGATAATTGGACTAGCCGCGTTTATAGTTATTTATTTCGGAATCAAGGTAGTGACATTTATTTACGGCGGCGGCTTCACCAAGATAGCAAGCGGCATCGCCGGTAAACTATAAAATATAGCCCTGTTAGGAAACGCCTGTTATGGATTGCTGACAGTAGACCGAGTACGGCAGGGCTTACTTTAAAACTCAATGTTATGGATTTATACGGAGTGTGTGTTATCTTATTACTGATCACAATTATGATTCTTGTTGCCCTGCTTTTTGAAAAGGATATCCGAAAGGTATTCATTAAATGGGTAAGCGCAGGAATTCACAAATTATTTAAACGCTAATGAGTGGTCCACAAAGTCACCTAAACCATTTTATCGATGAAGGCATCGATATATTTAAAAAGGGCGGTGTTAGTAAAGCAGAAGCGGCCAGGCAGATAATAGCCAAATATGGTCTTGCTGTCGATGACGTTAATTTCAGTCGGTACATCCAAAAGCGGATGAAGCGCCAGGCATCTGAGGATCACGGCATCGAGGCGGTTTGCGAGGAACAAGGAATAGATATTGAGAATGTCAACCATTATTGGTATAAAGGCAAACACCATTCAATTCATGTTAAAAACCCAACGCCTACCTATGAGCAGATAAAAGACGACATCGTAGCCGAAATGCGGGAACATGCGCCAATTTATCCGGTTATTATTCGCCATAAAATCGACGACGGCCATTTACTTGTAATAGATCCCGCAGATATACATATAGGTAAGCTATGCAGTGCGTTTGAAAACGGAGAGGCCTATAATAATCAAATTGCCGTCAACCGTGTAAAAGAAGGTGTTCAGGGCATATTAAATAAGGCGCAAGGCTGGAACATAGATAAGATACTATACATAGTAGGTAACGACAAATTGCATATAGACACGCCAAAGCGAACAACAACAAGCGGAACGCCACAAGACACGGACGGCATGTGGTACGATAATTTTTTGATTGCTAAACAACTGGATATTGAAATTATTGAACTATTAAGGTGTATTGCTCCGGTGCATGTGCAGTACGATCCGAGCAATCACGATTATACGAACGGATTCTTTTTAGCCGATACTATTAAAAGCTGGTTTAGCAAGTGCGATGACGTGACTTTTAATGTAAGTATAGCGCACCGGAAGTATTTTGTCTATGGTGAAAATTTGATCGGATCAACACATGGTGACGGGGCCAAAGCGCAGGATTTACCGCTCTTAATGGCCCAGGAAGCCGCTAAAGATTGGGCGGGGTGCAAGCATCGTTATTTCTACACACACCATATGCACCATAAAATAAGCAAGGATTACGGTAGTGTTTGCGTGGAGACCTTACGAAGCCCGAGCGGAACGGACAGCTGGCACCATAGGAATGGGTATCAGTGGGCACCTAAAGCAATTGAGGCTTTTATTCATAATCCGATACATGGTCAAGTTTGCAGGATCACACATTTATTCTAAGGAATGACACTAAAAGTAAGCTATATAAACCCAATAACTAACCGAAATGAAAAGCGGGAATATAAGCTTGCGCCCGGCGAAAGTGAAAGCGAGGCTATATTATTTATCTATAAGGCCCTTCATTTCATTTTTGACCAGAAAGTCACAATGAAGATTGAAGAAAGGGAATAATGATGGCATTTCAGAGATACGACATACAGCCGTTTCATAGCATGTTTCAGCTTACCATCTATAAGAAGATACCTTTCTTTAAAAAATGGCCTGCAGAAATATTCTATGCCGAAACTCAAAACGAGCTTTTGGATATCATCGTTGAACGTGAAAAAAGAAGATTAGGTAAATCATGGGTAAAAAGATAAGAAGGTTTCCATCGGGTGCCGTTCGCTCATCCAATGAAGGCCGCGAAAGGCCGGACTTTATAAGCCCGTTTGCCCTGAAAGCAATAGGGGAGTACTTTGCCGGTTTCGCGGGCGACTTCGGCCAGACGAACTATTTTCTCGGTATTCCCGAGGATGTAGTTTTAGAAAGCCTTAATCGGCACTTACTCGATTTGCATATTGCTATTTTACAAGATGACAAAGAAGCGGCCCGTACTGAATGGCAGGCAATCTGCACGAACGGGATTATGGGACTTCACACCGTAGAAATAAAAAGATTAGGAATGTATAAAGAGGTATACGATAAGACAGAGTTAATTGATAGCGACTTGCTTAAAAATAAGTCGGAAACGCTTTTTGAGAAGAAACAACGCCTTCAAAGAGAACTGGACGAAGTTTCCAGGCAGCTAAGAGAAGAAATAAATAAGAGCAAATAGTTTTTCATTTCAGTTTAAGTTTTGTAGAGTAAGCAGGTGGGCGCGAGGCGAACCTGCTTTTTTATTTTAATTGAATTTTACCGACAGGGCGTCTTGCTCTTTATTCACCCCATAATCTATTTTAACCCTGGATTGTCTTGCTCTTTCTATGTTATCGCCCACCAGTTTTATAAGTAAGAAACTTAATGTAATTGAACCGATTAACGTTAAAATAGGCAGATAATCGGAAACGCCAAACGATGTTAAAACATTCCTAATGAGTATATGAGTAATATAAATCGGGTAGGATAATTCTCCAATGAATCTATCGAATTTTATATTTTTAGTAAACTTAAACAACAACGGAATCATTGCAAAAACCGTAACAGTGTAAAATACATTTGTGTATTTAAAATGGATCTGATTATATAATACAGTAAACAAAATAACTGTCACCAAGCATAGGATGTTTACTAATAGGCTTATTTTTAAAATTTTAATATACTTATTGTAAATAAAATAAGCAATCGCTCCCAAAAGAAAGAATCCGAGTTCAAATGGGAAAAATCTATATATCCAGGGATCGTAATTCAAACCCCTTCTTAAAAAGAATATTTTTAGCAGAAGGCTAATAGACATTACCGCAAAAATTATCCATAATCTTCTCTTTAATATAAACGGAGCCAAAACATAAAACAATAGTTCTATGCCGATACTCCAAGCCTGGGGGATGGCAAGGAATTGATATAGTGGCGGACTGGTAAAAGCAAAGTTATTTGTATAGAACAAGTTCCCCGATTGATGGCTTATTCCCAAAAAAAGGGCAGTGTCCTGAAAGAAAACAAAAACGTTTGTGAATATTAAATAAATCCAGGTTGTTAAGCTTAAATCTGCGCCGTATTGCTTATAAACACCCAATCCGCCTAATTCCGCCCGATTGTAATTTGGAATAAGTATTACGCAAAAAACCGTAATGACCAGCACGATCCAATAAATAGGCAATAATCTAAGAAGGCGATTGCTAATAAAAAGCCAATAGGAATCATTCTTGCCAATATATTTTTCGTTTAGTATAAGAGAGATGTAAAAACCTGAAATAACGAAAAACGTTTCAACGGCTATCAGTCCGCCAACCATCCCGATTTGCCCTATAAATGCAGTATGAGCAATAATGACGGCGACAGCCAATAGAAAACGTAAAATTCCCATTTAATTGTTTTAAGGTTTATTTATCAATTATACTTAAAAAAAGTTTATTTAAAAATTAATAATCGGTTATTCTTTCACCTTATCGATGGCCTCGCCAATTATTTTTAATAAATCATGTTTCATTTGGTGGGGACTGTTACAATACCACTCACCGGTTCCCTTTTTTGCCAGATCCCAATGATGCTTTGCGCTGCGCATCCTATAAAGCGTAATGTACGAAAGCCTGACTTCCTGAACCGTCGCCTCACGCATCACGCCATTGTACCTATAGGTTATTTTAAACTTATCAGCGTCTTTGAATTGCCCCTTATCCCACATGGTAACACTTTTACTCGCGTTTTTATTTAATTGATTTCGTGAGAGTTACGAAATAATAGATCGTTTTTAGAATTATTATGTACCAAAATTTAAATAAATGTCGTAATAGCTAAAATTATTAAATTATTAATATAATTCCCATGACTTAAACGTATTTATACTTACTATCATAAAATGATATATTTGTCAAGTTAAGAACTTGTACTTATCGTGTTGAATCCGCTCTAAAATACCACAAATACCCGGAACCAACACACGATTACTTTAAGTGCGTCAAAACGGCGTGGCTGGGGCCTTTGTGTGTGGTTGGCAGTGGTATGCCAAGAGCGGCGAAGTGATACTCAGTTACGCCTAATTTTGCGACAAGTGCAGACAAGCCTAAAACTTACCTACAAGCAAGCCATACTTTCCAAGCCGATTACCCGTTCAGCGGATGCCTGTTCTTTTTTTAGAAAGGTATGGGACGACGAGTTGATAAATCTACAGGAGCAGTTTTATATACTTTTCCTGAACCAGAACAATGAGGTGATCGCCTGGCGGTGCATTAACACCGGGACGTCAAATGAATGCAAGGTGTTTATCAAAATGGCGGTCGCCTGCGCGCTATTGTGTATGGCTACGGGCGCGATCATTGCCCATAACCACCCATCGGGAAATATTCAACCCTCAAAGGGTGATATATTTTGCACCAATAAACTTTTCCGGGCTTTTGACCTGCTGGATGTAAAGCTGCTCGACCACCTTATCTTATCTCAAGACAAGTTCTTTTCTTTCATTGACAATGATATCAAAATCGAATAGATTTCGCCCGAAATTTACACCCTATTTACACCAAAATTAAAAAGCCCTCTTTAAATAACTTAGAGGGGGTTAGTTGTGTTCCCGACGAGATTCGACAGATGTTAATTCAATAAATTCATATGCCTCAAAAAATACCCTCTGCTTGTTAAAATCGCGGTATTTATTTTTATGTTTGTATCAATTTATATCAGTTAGTACACTCATTTTTTACACCATATTTACACCAGCATGGCCTCGGTTAAAATCATTCATTACACCCACAAGGAAAATTCTGACGGCACAAGCCCGGTAATTATCCAGGTCATTCAAGGTACTAAAGTAAAGAAAAAAACCTTTGCAAGTGTTTTTGAAAGCCAATGGGATGACAAAAAGAAACGTATCAAAAATCACCCGAACGCAAATGTGGTCAATACCTCACTATCCAATGAGTTTAACCGTATAGAGAACATAATTCTTTCCGGCACCAACTTCGATATTGAGACTATATTTAAAGACGAGGATAAACCCGCGCCGGTGGCATATAGCTTTACGAGTTACTTTCAAAGAATGATTGACGACACCGTGTCGGGCAAAAGAATAAAACCCAACACGGGTCAGATATATGCCCATGAAACGGCAAAGCATTACAGGACGGCGCTTGCTATTGTAAGAAAGTTCATTGCCCACAAAGGACTAACGGATCTTAAATTTGAAGACATCAACCTCGACTTTTATTTTGACTTTAAAGACTACTTTTTAAAGACCGCGAACCTTAGTGATAATTATTTTGGTGTGGTTATTAAGGTAATCAAAACGGTAATGAACGAGGCTAAAGAAGAAAAGCTTCATAACTCGTCGGACTATCAAAGCAAACGATTTGTAAAGCCAGCTTACGAGATTGAAAACGTTTACCTCGACGAAGAACAATTGGAAAAACTCGCTAAAAAAGACCTATCAGAAAAGCCGCACCTCGACCGCGCCCGGGATCTATTTTTGGTAGGATGCTGGACAGGCTTACGATTCTCCGACTTTCACAACATTAAACCTGAAGATATTAAAAAGGACTTTATCGAAATAAAGACCCAAAAAACCGGAAAGGCCATTGTGATACCGATTCACCCTGCATTACAAAAGATCATAGATAAGTATTCGGGAGATACGCCGAACAGCTTGCCCCCGCCTATGGTGATCCAGCGGCTTAATCTTTATATAAAAGACGTGATGAAGGATTCTGAATTTGAAAACAAAGTTTCACTGGATAAATACAAGGGCGGCGCTAAAGTCATCGTTACCAAAAAGCTTCATGAATGGGTTACCACGCACACCGCCAGACGATCGTTTGCATCTAATATGTTTAGAATGGGAGTGCCCACTATTATTATTATGGCAATAACCGGCCATAAGACAGAAAAGGCATTTTTGAAGTATATTAAGTTAACCCCTCGAGAGATGGCGGAGATTATGCGCGAAATATGGAATAAGCAAACTATGAAGTCGATTAAACATGATGCTTAATAGCGTACAGTTCTCTTACCAGTCCGGCAACCGTTGTTTCCAGTTTCTTTATACGGTACTCGTACATTTGAATAGTTGTGTTTACCTCGGCCACATCAACACTTAAAGTCCTATTTCCCTCTTTATTACGCTTCAATCCTTCGCCGGTGGCGAACCAGGTAAAGGACATATCATACTCCTGGCTGATCCTTTTAATGACGTCCCAGGGTATTAATGTAAGGCCCGTTTCGTACTTCTGAATAAGGGCCTGGCTTTTGTCGATCTTTTCGCCGAACTCTTTTTGTGACATCCTTAGAAACTTTCTGAAAAGCTTCAGGCGTTGCCCCTGCTCGATCGCTTCGGGTTGTTTTGCTTTAATCATAGCTTATCTATTTGGTATAGAAGTTATCGCTTGTGTTTGTTGAACTGCTGTAAAAAATCTCTAACGAAGTATTGTTTATCTGTTTTATAACCCCGTTGTATTGGTTGTAAATCTGCCCGGTGTAGGTTATTGTTATATCGTTCCCTGAGATACTGTATTTAAACGGCTCGGAAAAGTAAGTCGTCCCGTTCGTATCGATCCCGGTTCCGTCTGTTTTAAACGTTAATGTTTCTTTGCCGTCATAGTTTGTCGTCGTCGAAGCACCGGCGACTCCGTTTGTAATCGGCGTGTAAACCGTTTTTGAAAAATGCCACGTTCCAATAATGCTCGTTTGGCTGCTCGGCTTCACGCTTGACTTACTGCAGCCTTCTATTATAAATAGTACTCCGATTATTAGTATTAACTTTTTCATTTTGATAAGGTTTTAATTTTTCAATATTCGTGCTTTTTGGATGTTGTACTCATATTCATTAATGGCCCCGGAATCCAAAAGGTCTTTATATTTTTTTAGTTCATCCGCAGGTGAGCTGTATGCCTGCGGTTGAAATGGCTCTGATTGTTGAAGCGGAAAACAATAAATGATTATTATACCAATAAAACTTAACAAAAAACCTAAAAGAAGTCCAGGCACCGCACCGATTGTTCGTTTAGCACCCGCCCGATATCCCCATGCCGAAAATGCCATTACAAGTAAAATGATTATTAATTCAGGTGCGCCCATTGTGATAAGTGTTTAAGTTATTCAGGAATTGTTTTTGTTACTACGTTCAATATTTGCTTACAATCGTCGAGCATTATTTTGCGGTCCTTATATTTAGGATTCA